ATCCGCACATCATGGACCTGATGGAGTATTTCCACGGCAAGGAAATGTCGGTATGCGGTCTACCGGAACATGAAGACCCTCCCATCCCGCCGAGTGAGGGAGACATGGACGAGGAGCAAACAAAAGCTTACAAACGCACATTGGCTGTTGCGTTTCGCCATCGCAAGGCAGTCCGCTCGAATCGCACTTGGTTTAACATGCGAATGGAGGTGGCAAAGAAAATGCGGGGCCGGACGTTCTACTTTCCGCATCAATTTGATTTTCGTGGCCGTGCGTATCCGCTTCCCCAACACCTGAATCACTACGGTGACGATGTCAGTCGCGGGCTGCTTGAGTTCGCGACCGCACGACCCATGAATCACGACGCCATCTGGTGGTTGAAAATTCATGCTGCAAACTGTTATGGCATTGACAAGGCACCGTTCAACGCGCGAGTCGGTTGGGTCGATGACAACATGGCCCTGATCCAGGCGTGCTGCGAATCGCCAGAATGGAATACATGGTGGCAGCAGGCGGATACCCCTTGGCAATTCCTAGCGGCTTGCTACGGACTGCTTGATCCCGCCCTGGGGGCGCACATCCCGGTGCAGATGGACGGCTCTTGCAATGGGCTGCAACATTTCGCCGCGTTGGGCCGCGATCTCAAGGGCGGCTCGGCCGTGAACCTGGTGCCGATGTCGGAACCACAAGACATCTACTCATATGTTACGGAAGCCGCGATCCGCAGGGCACAGTCAGATGCGGACGAAGGAAATGATGTGGCCGCCGCATCAATCGAGTACATCACACGCAAAGTGGTTAAACGCCCGGTGATGACATCGGTGTACGGCGTGACCATGGTCGGCGCCCGGAAGCAGATCCAGGAAGAGTTGGCGGACGCTGGCATGCCCGAGGCTCCCATCTCCTCGTTCAAAGTCGCGCATTACCTGAGCGGGTGCATCCGCGAGTCGATTGGCGATGTCTGCAACGGTGCCACCAGCATTATGACCTGGCTCCAGGACACGGCGAAACATCTGTCTCGCGATCACCAGCAACGCCTGCGATGGCACGCACCGAGCGGCCTGCCGGTGATGCAGCGATACGAGAAGAGCCGCAGTCGAACAGCGTCGTCTCTGATCCATACGATGGTGGCGGTCGAGGACCACCGGACAACGCCCAGGACGAGACAGCAGGTCAACGGCTCGGCTCCTAATTTTGTTCACTCGCTCGATGCGACCCACATGCTGCTGACGGCAGGAGTGTGCCGCCAGCGGGGCATAGAGTTCGCGTCAGTCCACGACAGCTACTGGACCCATGCGAGCGATGCGAGCAAACTCCACCAGATCCTGCGTGATCAATTCGTAGAACTCCACAAGGCCGATCTACTGCTCGACCTCTACGAGCAGTGGAAGCGTGAATATCCGCAGGCCGAGATCAAAGAACCGCCCAAGCCAGGCACGCTATCTATCGAATCCGTTCGCCAAAGCATCTATTTGTTCAGTTAATGTACACGGCAAATTAAATTTCTGATGATGTTAGGGCGATGTTAGCACCATATATAGTGGTACTGAGGCTGACACCCACTATATGTAGTGGTCCCTATACATCTCGCGGTTGCGCGACCACCGCGCAAACCCCTGCGGGATAAGGGTTGCCCGGAAGTTTGACCGGGCGCATCTCTACGCATCTCTACGCATCTCTACGCATCTCTACGCATCTCTACGCATCTCTACGCGTCTCTACGCGTCTCTACGCGTCTCACCCCGCCTCACCCCGTCTCGCCCCGTTTCACCCCCATCTCACCCCGTATCTACGCATCTGAACGACGTTCAGGCCCGTAAGTACTTACGAACACAATACTTGCAAGCGTGCTGCGTCCACGACTTAAAGGAACGGTATTTGTAGTGCATTTATGCGTCTTTTTCTCGACGAGCCGCTGGTCGCATCGCACGCCGCTGACCCTTCGTCGGTGGTGGCGAGTCGCCCGACGTGCTCCCCGGCGTGCGTATTGGGCCGCTTGGTGGTCGCTGATCCGGTTTTGCACCGGCAGTGACCTGGCACACGTCTGCGTGGGCCATGACGGTGCTGTGCTCGTTCCGAGCGTTACCGGCCGAGCCTACTGGCCCCTCTACTCGTACATCACCGAGTACCCCACACTCCGTTGCATGTATGTGGTGCCGGGCACCTTTTACATTGATCTGGACGATTTCCAGTCTTCTACCCGGCTACGAGTGTGGCCGACCCTACTTAAATGCTGGACCGGCGGACGGTGGAAGACGAACGATTGTGTCTGCGTTGCACGCCAGGTACTCGCAGCCGCTGGTGTCTATGTGCCGCCCTCATGCTACAGCCCACGCAAACTGCACCTCTGGCTGGAGGCCCAAGGCTATGTCTGCACGCAACTCAGAGCCGACGATGCTGCCCGAGCGGATCCCGAACGACGTGGATCAATTGATCAGTGAATTGAATCAGATCTACCCCATGCCGAGCATTGAGATCTTGCCCGGCGTACTCACAAAACAAACTGATCGTGACCGAATATTCCTCGAACAAGGCCGCCATGAAGTGGTCTTGTTTTTAGCATCAATCCGACACCGACAACTAAAAGGAGCCGCAGATGGGATTCAGTAGCCCGTCCTCTCCACGACTTCCCCCGCCACCGCCACCTGAACCTGTTTCCGATCCCTACACCGTAGCGCAGGTGGAGGAACAGCAAAGGCGACGGGCACTGCGATTGGGCCGCAGTGCTCTGGTCATTGATCCATCACTCAACACGCCTGGGGGCAGTGGACTAAACATCGGATAATCATGGCAACAACAATTTCCAGTCGGTATAAGTCTGACGACTCTGCCAGATCGAATATTCTTGAGCGAGCCAGAGCGTGTGCTGCACTAAGTAAGCCGCACATACTGCCGCCAGCGAATCACGGGAAAGATGATGAACTCCCTGAGAATTTCCAATCTTTGGGTTCGCGCGGATCCACCAATCTGGAGGGCAGGTTGCTCTTGGCACTGTTTCCGCCTGGGCGCCCATGGTTCCAATTGAAGTTACGGCCCGAAGTCCAATACGACCCGAACATTGATCCTCGGCAAATGAATCAAGTGCTTCAGGGCTTGTTTCTGCGCGAGATGCAAATCATTGCAACGCTCGAATCGGCCAATCTGCGTAGTCGCATGCGTAGATCGCAGGTCAACGGGTTCCGGTCCCGCAGGCGGTCGGCATTGTCGCAGTGCATCATCACCGGAGATGTACTTGAGAAGATGAACGATGACTACAGGATCACCACATTCAGGCGAGATCGGTATGTGACTCGTCGCGATTCTGAGGGTGACGTGCTGTATCACATCACCAAGCAATCAAGAGATGTGCTGGCATTGGAAGAGGGCCAATTCGCCAAGACCCAATTGCCGTCAGACCTTCTTAAAAAAGATCCGGGCGATCGACTTCAAGACATGTTCACGCTGGTCGAGTGGCAGCCAAAGACAAAGATCTGGTCGATCGTGCAGGAGATCAATGGTCAGGAAATCGCGACCAGTGACGAGCCGGTGTGCCCATACTTCTCGACGACCTTTGAACTGGCACCGGAAGAGGACTATGGCCGTGGATTCATTGAAATGAATTACGGTGATATGCGGACCTTGGATAATTGCGAGGAAAAACTGCTGGAATTCGCCGCCACTGCCTCTCGCCATCACCCGGTCATCGATCAGGGCAGCATCATGCGTGACGAGGACTTGGAGCGGCCAAGCGGCATGGTACTTCGCGGCCGAGTCTCAAGTGGACAAGTCCAAGACATTGCGTTCCTAAAGGTAGACAAGATCTCTGACTTCCATGTTGTCGATCGCTCGATCGAACGGAAAACAAAAGAACTCAGCAAGGCAATGTTGCTTGAGTCCGAGATCCAGCCACAGAAGGAACGAGTCACAGCGACACAGATTCAGCGTATTGCAGCCGAACTCGAAGGCGGCCTGGGCGGGATCTACGCTCAGATTTCAGAGTCGCAGCAAGTGCCCATCATCGAGCGAGCAATCTACCAGTTGCAGGCTCAGAAGCTCATGCCCGAGTTGCCGTCGGGTTTAATTGACCTCCATGTGGTCACGGGAATTGAGGCTCTATCCAGAGAGATCGAACGAGGAAAGCTGATGGACTTCGCGGCTGTGGTCAGCCAACTGGGTCCGGAAGCCATGAGTCTGATCGACACAAGAGTATTCATCGATGTGATGGCCCGACATGGCGGCGTGCATGAACCTGGCCTGATCAAGAGCGATGATCAAATCAATCAAGAACGTGCGGCAGCGTTAGAGCAACAGGCCGCATCTCAAGCAGTCGAGCGCGGCGTCAATGCCGCAGGCGATGTCGCGACCACTGCTGTTGAACAAGAACTTCAGCCTGCGGCAACCTAATAACTAGGAGAACGCCATGTCAGAAGCTCCACTGGCGACAGAGCCTGCCGAGCCATCCGCAGAAGAAGCGCCGAAATTTGCCGGAAAATTTGCTACTCCAGACGATCTTCAGCAGGGGATCCGAGAGTTGGCAAAAACAATTGAGTATCCAATCAGTGATGGAGATCTGATTGGGCCTGAGAGTCAATTCCCGGATGTAGACACCGCAGTCACTGCGTACAACGCACTTAATCGCATGCGATCGCGTATGCAAGACACTCAAGAACCGGCAGCAACAGCGCCAGTTGAGACACCGCCGGACAGTACTCCTGACAATAGCGTGACCACAGATTCGCCGACAACAGATGAAAATCTCCAAGTTGCACCGGCACCGCCCGCAGATCTAGATCTGAATGTGGTACTTGAGCGTGCCGGTCTGACAGAAGAGGGAATCGCGGAACAGTTCCAATCGTCGTCTGAGTTGACAGAGGATCAGTACAACAAACTGCAATCGCAGCTTCCTAGTGTCAGCCGGAAAATGATCAATGACTATCTAACCGCTGTTCAAGCAGCCACTGTTGCCGCCCAGGGGCAACGCAACGACATGGTGGCCAAGGCTGTGAATATGGTCGGAGGCCAGCAGCAACTGGACACGCTCAAGGCTTGGGCCGCATCCAACATCCCGCCGGGCGAATTGGGTGACCCTGAGAAACCTGAGCCAGGAACAATCAATCACCGATTACTCAGCCCCGCTCTTTATGAGAGTGCTGTTCGCGAATTGTCCATGAGGCATCGCGAGTCAATTGGTGCTGCCGGAACAGGTGCCTTGGTAGATACATCCGGTGCCCCGGCAGTCGCTCCAGCCGGAAACACAATCACTTCCCGAGCAGAGTATTTCAAGATCGTCAATCGCGCTTCAAGAGGAGACGAAGCGGCACAACAACAATTGCTCCAACATCGCCGCAGTGGCGGTAACTACTTTGCATGAGGTAACCAATGCCCAAATTTACACTAACTCCAGAACAGCGAAAGTCTCTAGAAGAATTGAAATCCGGTATTCGTATCGTCCACCTCGGCGGCTCAGACAAATGCGAAGGCCAACTGGTCGATACAGCCACCGGCACCAAGTGGCATGTAGTGGAAGGCACGAATGCGGAAGAGGTGGTTGACAATATTTTGGAACTTGCGGACAAACGCAATCGACCGAAAACCGCGTCCGAAATTTCCAGAGAAAATCTGTTGCTTCGGCAAGAATTGGCTGATTTAAAAGGCGAATCTCAGCCCACTGCGCCTGCGAGGGTTGCAGAACTTCCAAGAAAGGGTCTGGAGAGTTCAGAGGAGCAATCGGTTTGGGGCGTTCATCAACTATCCAGCACCGAGCTTTCTGACGCTATCCGTTCCAGAGGCGGAAGTGTTCCCGACGGGGACAAGAGAACCGGGAAGTGGCGAGAAGACGCATCCGAACAGTTGAAGAAGTTAGAAGCCTGATTACTTAACCAGTCGAAGTACACCTGTTTATCGAGGTGCAGGGGTACTTCGATGTCCTTCCCCTTTTCTTTCGCCTACAGCGCTTTAAAAAGCGCTGTGGGTTTTTTGGTTGATATGTGACGGCACCTACGGGTCTACGGCATGTCCGCCTGGTGATACAGCCTGGCCATCGTCAGCACCTTGACTCGCCGAAGTATCGTTGTTGTTTTTTTTTGCACTTTTTTTTGGAGTAACACCATGGCTAGCAGTAATGCACAGCGTTTTCTGGCCAAAGGTGGCGTAGACGATGAGCTTGCGCTTGAGATGTTCTATGGCTTAGTATTGGAAGCATTCCATGCTAAGACGCTGCTGTGGAATGCAATCGGTCCTGACGGGACTGGTTCAGATTCTGCCAACAGCGAAGTCGTATCAAGCCAAGTTGTATCTTCTGGCAAATCGTGGCAGTTCCCGATTATCGGCGAGGACGGCGATCCAGAATACCACCAGCCCGGCACAGAACTACTTGGTCAGCAATTTGAAGTTGACGAAAACACGATCACGATTGACGATATTCTCGTCAAGCACTATGACGTGCCTTTCGATCAAATTCAGAAGAGCCATTTCGATATCCTGCGTCCGCTCGCCCGAAAACTCGGACGGTCACTGGCAACGGATTTCGACAAGAAGCTATTCATCATCGGAGTCAAAGCAGCACAAACCGGATCAGAAACGAAGAACGGAATGACCATCCACTCGGGTGGCTCGATGATCGAGCGTGTCGAAACCACCAGAGAGCTTGCTTGGCCTGCAACATCTGCTGGCGCAACAAACTTCCGAGATGATGCGGCTAAACTGGCACAGCTTTTCGACGAGGATAATGTGCCGGAAGAGGGCAGATTCCTCATCATCGATCCATATATCCGGCGTGTGCTGGGCAAAGACAACACGATCTTTGACTCAGACCTGACGGCACAGCGACAGAACGATATCAACCAGCGCATCATTGGTGTGCTGGAAGGTTTCAGTGTCCTGTCGCCAACCAACCACCTGCCGAGCACGAGGATCGCCACTGGCCCCGCGAAGTACCAGGGCGACTTCACTGCGGCAGGCTCAGAGGTCTCTGGCACGCCCAACGGAGGCGGCGGCGAAGGCCAGCCGGTAGCACTCGCACTGTGCGGTGCGGACGAAGGCTCGGCGGCAATCGGATATGTGGCCGGAGCGATGGACAAGGTCAACCCGATCTACACATTCATCGGGCCGGACGAGCGGCGTAATACCAACTTCCTCAAGGGCCAGATGATGGTCGGGGCAGGCGTATTGGCTCCGTGGTGCGCTGGCACCATCCATGTAGATTCGGCGTAACTTTATTTCCTGGGGACTTGCGGGTCCGAGGATACGGGCCGGGCGATCCTGGAGCTATCGCTCGGCCCAATTTTTTAGGAGTTTTAATTATGACTACCACTGCTCAGAGGAGCGATGGTACGCAGACCTATAAGGTTGTAGATGTCACTGCGGCATATACGATCGACAAGGACGACTGCCCCATCTTGATCGTTAACACCAGTGCAGCAGGCGCTGTGGCGGTCACTCTTCCACAAGACGCAAAGGCTGGCTCAGTTGTCACTGCGGTGGCGACGGTGGCCCAGGTTCTCGACATTGAATCCGGCACTGCCGGAGCAATTTATGCCAGTAACGGCACTACCTTCGCAAAACAGACTGACGACAGGTACGTCCGTGCCGATGGCATTGGTGATCAAGTCACACTGGTTGCGGATGGAAACGGCGACTGGATCGCCATTAACCAAGGCGCAATGGCTCAAGCCGCAACTGTCGGCTTCCAGACAGTCGGGTAATCTCAAGTCAATCCCGGCACTAACTACTCCTGGTCGGATAACACTGGCCAGGAGCATTATGATGAAGAAGACCTGCATATCGTCACGTTACATTGTTCCAATTGTCGCATTGATGGCGGTGTCCGGATGCCGAAACGAAATGCAACGGGCATGGTCAGAAGATGTCTTGCGACGGCACGATTTCTCTGAACGGTACGAGCAGATCTCTCAACCTGATTCGACGAAAATAGTTGACAAGTCATACCTCCAGGAGATTGACCAGCTTGCCGACCTGACTGAGAAGTGTCTGTTCCTGATGCGAGACTCCATTGAGTCAGACTCGCCTGTTGACTTCAATCATCAGCGGTTCCGGTTCTTGGAGTCGATGGCAAAGCTAGAGGTTGCGTTCTCGTTGGGACTCAGAAACAAAGCATCTGATGAAGGAGACACGCCATGAGCGTGGAAGTGGTAACCGTAGTCGCCGCAATCAACGCATTGGCGAATCTACTTGCCGAGGCCAACAGTTCGCACCTGACTGCGGATCAAGAGAAAAAATACAGAGACATCGTTTCCGGCGACACCCAACGCATCTTGTCCGCAAGTGACAGGATGCGTGCATTGCAAGAGGACGATTCAGATGGCAATTGAGAGCATCATTAACTCACTGGTTAAGTCTTGGCGAACCACCGCGATTGGTGTGATCGGAGGACTGATAGTCTGCCTGCCTGAACTGCGGGCACTGTTTGACGGCAATGAAGGTACAGTAGCCGACCTGGACACACTGGCATCCGGATTACTAGTGATGTTCGGTTTTGGTATGGCGCGTGATAACAATGTCACATCAGAAAAGGCAGCGGCAAGAGCATAGCCTGCCCTAATGGGAGTATGATGTGAAACCTCAAGTCAGACACAGCGGCTTTCTATCCTCGTCGCTGATTACATTCACGGGAATAACGGGCGGTATTGTTTCTGTCGGAGCAACCATTGGAGTGGCGCATTATAGAATCGGGCTAAATGAGTCTGCGATCCAAACCACTGTGCCGCAACTGTGGGCTGAACAGCACATACAGCACCCGCATGACGGTACGGTTTCCGATGACGATCTGACGACTGCACAAAAGCATATTGATTTCAAGATCGACCGGGTGAACAAGGATATCGAACGGGTCCAAGCCATTGTCGATGACGTTGATTCTAAGGTTGACCAGATCTTGATTGAACTTCGGGATCGCAACTAGCAAACGTCAACTATTGTGAGCAAGAGATGACAACACAAATTGATGCGGTAAATGAAGTCCTGGAGCACATCGGTGAGCCGAGTGTCAGTGCTCTCCAAACTGGGCAATCAACAATTGCTGGAGAGGCTGAAACGATTCTGGATAGAGAAAGAAAGAATGTGTTGAGGCGAGGATGGTTTCAGAACGAAGAGTCGGATCTGAAACTACACTTCGCATCAGTCAGTCTTACCGGGACAATCTCAACAGGGACATTTACTTTGGGTGAACGAGTCACCCAGGCTACCAGCAATGCGGTCGGCATCATCACCTCGGCATACACGGTCGGCGCCACTACCTATCTTATTTGCCCGCTCGAAGGATCTGCGGATTTCAATGGCGCAAATAACATAACCGGCAGTGTAAGTGCAACCAGTACCAATACCATCAGTGCAGTGGCCAATCCGGCAAGCGGAGTCATCCAAGTTGAACAGGACGTTATCCGCCTGGTGACCGAAACAATCGACAAGTGGAGGAAAGTCTCCATTCGTAATATGAGATTGTTTGACACCGACAATTCTGGTGCCGACGCGGTAGATATCGGGTTCACCTTCGACACTGAAATCAGAGTCAAGCTTTGGAGGAATCTTGCGATCTCGGAATTGACCGACGCACTGTCAGACTATGTGGTCAAATCCTCATCGTTCCGTTTCCAGCGCTTCAAGCGTCGTGGGCGGATTGATGACGCCATGATAAAAGAAGAGCTATCTGTCTCCAGGATTCTCGCCATCCAAGAGGAAGGCGATATGAGAGGCAGTGATATGCTCAATACCCCTGAAGCTCGGGCGATCAAGGGCAACAGGCAAAGATTACAACCAACTTCATCCTGGCTTGGATGGTAAACAACTATGGGACAAGAACGCCGTATTGTTATCCCGTCACTGTTCGGGGGCATCAGTCATCAGCCAGCACACCTGCGTTTTCCGAACCAGGTCCAGGACTCTGTAAATGCCAACTTCAGTGTGTTTGATGGAGCCACCAAGCGGCCTGGATCCGCTTACCTCAAGAACATCATAAGCCCTGCCCCCACTGCGTTGAGCGATAACAGGCTGCATGCAATTAAGCGAGACAGCAGTGAAAAGTACCTCGTTATGTACGGGCCGGGGTCCATACGGGTATTCGAGTTGCCGACCTGCTTAGAAGCTACGGTCACTATTTCCAATGACGCGCAAACGTATCTCAACAAAGGCACACTGAAGTTCTCCGTCAGTCAAACCGGCGTCACATGGAACGAACCGGCAACCAGCACTCTGGTCAAATCCGGGGCATTCACCGGGTACACATTTGCCGAAGGCGACATGGTCCTGGTCACTGGCGGCACCGGGGTAACCACCGGGTGGTACGCGATCGCCGCTAAGGTTGACAACAATACCATCAAACTCACTGGAGATATCACTGCCGGATCAGGTGCTCCCGCCGACGTCGTGATCAACGGCATTCAAACGCCGCCGGTATCCGGCGACATTCGCATGTCAACGGTGGCGGATTATACGATCATTGCAAACCAGAAGCAGGCCACTGCTGCGAAGGCGTCCTCCATCTACGCCATATCCGAGACATTCAGCAGGTTGGCGGACATGTTTGCCACAAACCCGGCAGACGACTCATATCACGCTCTCAGCGATGGCGATTCCGACAAGTTCCCCGTGTACTACAAGTTCAATTCAGGTGACGGCGAATTTGCACGATACCGCATGGGCAACACATTCGGTGATTGGGCAGCTCCACATAAGAATTACAACGACGACGGCAACAACCCGATGGGGTTCAGTGTGTTCTTCGAGCGGTTCCCCCTGAGCTTGACAGGTGTCGCGTGGGATGAGGCCGGATCGCCCAATTTCAAATTGACCAAGAGCGGCGCATTTACCAATGCGGTGGCAGGGCAGTACATAAATATTACCGGCGGGACAAATGTTGCTGCCGGTGCGTATAAAATTGCGGTCGTTGGAGACGACAGCAATATCGCGTTGGAAACATCAATTACCACTCTTGCCGGTGACGCAGCCGACATCACCACCAACGGCCTAGGGTATGACTATGAAGTTGTCGCCGACTTCCCGACTACAGCGAAGACAGACATGCAGGCCGTTGCGTCTGTATTCCAAGCGGCATTACGAAACGCCGGGTCCAATGATGGAATGATCAATTGGACCGACTTGGGCGGCAACAGCGGCTACATGACAATTGTCAGTGACTATCGTGGATCCAACGCGAAAGTGCATGCGCCGAGAGCACCGGCGGTCACTGACCCAGGCGACGTAACAAATATCAGCGACAGTACTACCGAGCCATTCAGTGTCGCCGGGACAGGAGAACAAACCAACGGGTCAGGAACGCCGGAAACAGACACCTTCCCGATATCAGAGCGATGGACATTAGTTCCAAAAAGCGGCCAAGCAAGCGCAACGCTGGATAACACGACCATGCCGATCAAAATGACCCGCGACACCTTCACGGGTGACGGGTCTACACCGGCAACATTCAGCGTCAGCTTGATCGATTGGAATGAGAGGTTGTCAGGTGACGAGGAAAACAATCCGGCACCTAGCATCGTAAAAAACGGGGACAGTATTACTGATGTAGGACTCCACCGCAATCGGCTGATGATCGGCGGGCAAGAAAATATCGCCTTCAGCCAATCAGGCGACTTGTTTAACTTTTACATCCAGGACGCGGAGAATATCGTAGACTCCGATCCGATTGATGTGTCCCTGTCCAGTGACGCGGTAACCATCATTGATTACCTGGTGCCATTCCGCGACACAGTGATTGTTTTCACCAAGGCCGCTCGGCAATTCGAGATCAACACTCCGGACGTGTTCTCGCCGTCTACCATATCGATTACCCCGTCAACGAAATACGAAGCAGTCAGTGTTCGCCCCGTAGCTATGGGCACACTGATCTACTTCCTGGGTTCCCGAAAAGACACCTCAATTCTGTATGAGTACTTCTACGACGACGCCAAAGTAAGCAACGTCGCGACCGATGTCAGTGCCCATGTGTTTGGATTGCTGCCGACTGATTTTCGCACACTCAGGACAAGCACAAACAATCTGAATGTTTTCATACTGACAGACGATTGCGACAAGATATATGTCTATCAGACCTATTGGCAAGGGAACCGCAAAGAGCAAGCGGCTTGGACTAAGTGGCAGTTTGACGACAAGTACCGCATCAATGATATGGAGATTATCGAGAACGATTTGTACCTATTGGTGGAAGACGAGAACACCAACAATTTCCTGATTGAACAACTCCCAATCTCCAGACAGGTTACATAATGCATGTGATTTTCCAGTGGAATATTGGTGGCAGTTCAGCGGACAACGCGATCCGCATGGTAGGTCACGGTATCCCCGAGAACGGTTGGCGGTGGTTCAAAGAGAACAAGGTGGACCCTGCCCTGGCATGGGCTGACAAATCTGGTGTGACTGCGTCTGTTCAACTGCACAATCCGTTTGGGACACTACACCCGGAGAAGATGCAGTTCGATCAGTGGGAGCACGCACTGCGAATGGGGCTAACTTGGCTCACCGACGACTTTGTGTCCACGTTCCGATCCATGCACCTGGACCGTGAGGTCATCGCGTACATCGGTTCTCCGCACCTGGACCCTCAATTCAATCTAGACGCTACCTATGATGGCAGGTTCGACAACATGTTCCATCACTGGTGGCAGAATACTAGGCCGTATCTTGAATGCGGCATGAGCATCGCATGGGATGTTGGCAATGAAATAACGAACGATGTGTATTCACCGCCCAACGCACAGAGCGGCGCGTCCCCACAAGTGGTCAACATGATCGCGCACCTCATGCAGATACTGGAGATACGCGGCGTAAAGCAGTACATAGAGTCGCCGTGCCGTTTCGATCAACCGTGGCCCTGGAGGTACAACCAGATGGGGCTAGAGCGTGCATACGCCAATCGGCACGACCCCGCCACAGGGGCGCCGTCGAACGGCGGTAAATGGCCGAGAGCAGATTCCGGTGATTGGTACACGCACCGCACTCCGAACACTGAGTTCGTGCGCATATTCTCGGGCCACCAGTATAGAGATCGAACTGAACGAATCGAACACATTCGTGACGCTATCAAGCAAGGTCACACGCCTGCGATCAGGCCGTGGCAATTCCAAAACGACATGACCCTGACTGAGGTTTTGGGAATATGATTTGCATACTAACTGAACAAAACGACTGGGTGCCGGATGCAGTCACGTTACTTGAATCGCAAGGCGAAACGGTCAATGTGACCTATTGCAATTGTCCGGAGGATGAGGATGAGTCACATGACTCAAAGCTGGCATTTGTTCAAGAATGCTCGGTCGATATGAACCATTGGTCTGATGTCATTTACCCCAACTCAGAATCGTTTGGCGGATTGATTGCGATGGCGGGCGATTTCTACACCACTGAACAATTCGATGCGATTAAAAACCAAGTGATTGAATTGGCAGAAGGCGGTGCGGAATGACTAACTCACGCGAAGACGCAATTGCTCTTGGCGCGATTGGGATTATCGACGGTAGCGGCGATCGCACCAGAGCAGGGTTCATAACCAATATAGTAAGCGACGAATACATCGAAGCCGTGCAAGCCGACGATCCCATCGGGTTCTGGCTTTGTGACGAGGCGTCTGGCGCCACACTCGCCAATTCGGCTACGAAAGATGGCGGGGCGGCAGATGATCTAACTCTAATACCCGGAACCGGAGGAGCGTTAGATGCCTCAATGACTCATGCAGGCGTCACGCACAAGGGTGTTGATTTTGATTACGGCGCGGGGAATATAGCGGTTGCAACTGAAGCATCAGCATGGCTGCCGCAAGCATATCCATTTTGTCTCGAAGCCGTGATGAAGTGGGACTCGGAAACAGATGGCGTGATCATGCGCCTCACGATGGACGACGAGGCCGGGTCACCATATTACGGCGGTGGCGGCGATGCGTTTTCTACCAAAATCTATACAATGAGCAGTGAGCGAATTGGCTGCATTTCGTTCAATGAAACTAACGGTGCTGGCGCATCTATGGCCACCGATGTATTTCAGGACGGAGAAGTCATTCATGTTTTTGTGCGTTGCATGGAGGCAGATTATGTTGGCCATGCGAACTGCCATCTCTATGTAAATGGACTCTATATTCGCAGTTGGGGATATTACGATGTGTTCTCAGGATCTTATGGTTATAGCCAGCTACAAGTCGGAGCGCGCTATAACAACAGTCTGTCAGTGATTACAGAATCGAATTCGATTATTGGTTTGGCAGCGGTATATGATGTCGATGTTCCAGGTTCCAGGGTGCAAACTCATGCGGCTGCGTTGCGGAAGCACTACGATCTTGAACTGAAAGGCAGTGCCACAGCCATATCAGCTTTCTCCGGTTCCGGCGGGTATGCGATTGAATCGGACGGCACTGCTGCTAATCACGCTGAAATTGGAGATCCGCGCGGCGATCCATATAGTCCGCAAAGTGCCGGGTCAATTCTTGATGATCTTGGCCGTCGTGAACAGACATTTGCGCAACGCGAACCGGATCTTGCAGGCGGCGGTACAGGTCGAACGCAGGGTCGTGACTACACCATAGTTGTTGCTGTTTCACGCGATTCATATTCAGATGCTGATGTGATCTTGGCGAACAACTCCAGTACTACGCACGCTAACACAGTAAATGATGGATTCTGGTATCACGGTCATGCATTTGCAACTTATCGCGGAACTAATGACGGAATAAGACTGGAAATTCAAGCTGATGACACGGTGCGATTTACTCATGTAAATCTGACTTGTGATTCGAGTGAAACCATCACGAACACCGATACGAGAATAATAGCGGCTCGTTTTGATGGGTCTGGCGGACCTAGCTATGAACACATGTCGATCTTCGTAGACGGGGAAGACAAGCAGCAGAACACGTCGATCTATCCAAACGAAGGTTACAATGGCCCAACGTCGGGAGGCATAAGCACCTTCCTCGTGTCGGCAGAGGAAGATGCTGACGGTTTTGACGGCCGTATCGGCTGTCTGATGTTTTTTCCGACTGCGCTTTCTGATGCGGAAATTCTTTCACTTTCGGAGAAGCTACTGGATGAGGAAGGTTCGGCACCTAATAGTCCCCCGACTGGCTCGGTGACGATCAGCGGTACAGCAACAGAAGACCAGGTTCTAACTGCGGCCAACACCTTGGCTGATGCGGATGGACTTGGAGTCATCAGCTACCAGTGGAAGCGCGGCGGTTCGGCGATTGGTGGTGCAACGAATACCACCTACACGCTGGTGCAGGCAGATGTGGGTTCAACGATAACAGTAACGGCTAGTTATACCGATGATGGAGGAACAGCGGAGAGCGTAACATCTTCGGCAACATCGTCGGTGGCGAATGTCAACGACCCGCCTGGTGGTGCGGTGACGATCAGCGGTACGGTGACAGAAGATCAGACTCTGACGGCAGACGCTAGTGGTGTGACCGACGAGGACGGTCTGGGGGCTTTCAGTTACCAATGGAAGCGTGGCGACGATACGATCGTTGGCGCAACAGCATCGACCTACACATTGGTTCAAGCGGATGTGGGTTCAACGATCACGGTGACGGCTAGCTACACGGATGGTCAGGGCACACCTGAGAGTGTGACTTCCGCTGCAACGGCCGAGGTAGCTAACGTCAACGACCCCCCGACTGGTTCAGTGACGATTAGTGGCACGCCAACTGAAGACCAGACTCTGACGGCGGCAAATACCTTGGCTGACGAGGACGGACTGGGCGTGATTAGTTACCAGTGGAATCGCGGCGGAGTAGCGATCGTTGGCGCGACTGCATCGACCCATATACTGGCACAGGCGGACGTAGGGTCCACAATCACAGTAACGGCTAGCTACACTGACGGGCAAGGCACGCCCGAAAGCGTTACGTCATCGGCAACGTCGTCGGTGGCGAACGTCAGTCACGCACTGTCTGGCGACCTAACTATTGACGGTAGGGCGGTGGAAAGCCTGACTCTGACGGCAAACACCACTGATCTGGTTGATGCAGATGGATTTGGTGCATTTGCTTACAAGTGGATGCGCAATGATGTGGACATTCCTGGTGCGGTGGCCGTGACTTATACACTGACACAGGCAGATGTGGGTTCGACGATTACAGTGGAAGCCAGTTATACCGATGGCGAAGGCACAGCCGAGAGCGTGACCTCCGCTGCAACGGCAGCAGT